GTTCAGTCAGCGCCTTCCATGCTGGCCATCACCGCGAAGTGCTGAACCCAGCCAGTGAGATACGGCAATCCCTCGGGAATGCCTTCCTCGCGCTCGGTCCGGCGGCTGATGCGCCAGTCCTGCCATGTGCGGATGGAGGATTTGAGGGCGGTCTCGCTGTCGATGCCGCAGCCTGTCATGGCGCCAATGATGTCGTCGGCGAAGTGACGGCCCATGCGGCTGTCGAGAAAGTCGCGGATGCCGATCATCTCGTCTTCGCTGTCAGCGCCGACGGCGGCTGCAATCAGGGTCGAGGCCAGCGCCCAGACCTCGGCACTGCGGCGGTCGCGCTGCGGGCAACTGGTCAGGCTGCCGAAGAAGCCGTGGTCTTCGTTGCGGCTGGGCAGGATCGTATGCGTGGTCATGGTGGAGGTCCTTTCGCGTGTGGTGGCGAGGCCCGCAGGCCCCGCGCGTGTGGCTCAGGCGGCGATGGCGGCTTCCAGCAGGGCAATGTGGTGGCGCAGCGTGGCGGCTTCGTCGCGCGCGGCGTCGGCCCAGAAAGCGGCGCGGGCGCTGCAAGCTTCAGCCAGGCGCTGGGCGTCATGCTGCGTGAAGCGGTTGACCTTGTGCGCGCGGCCGTGGCCCGTGCAGGTGGCGCGGTGCGTCGTGCCCTCGGGCGTGACGGTGAAGGTCAGCGGGGCAAAGTCATCGATGACGATCCAGCTCTGCGCGGCGATGATGGCGCAGGCGCTGGGCACGAGGGCGGTTTCGATCTCCTCGGCGGTGACGCGGAAGTCGGCGATCAGGGTGTCGGCGGGGTTGGTCATGGCGTGGCTCTCCGTGTGGTGAGTTGCATCGTTTCCGTGACAACACCATCGCTCTGCAGGGCAGATTATCGTAGGCAATTCTGAGCAATATCATACCTTTATGATCACTCCGCCCCTGGCATCAAATCGCTCACGCCAGCCATGGGGACAACACGGATCGCCAGTCTGCAATAATGTGAGGAGCTTCTCAGAGCCATGGAAGGTCTATCCGAGCGCGCTTATGCCGCCCATGCCGGGCTCTCGCGCGGAGGGGTGCAGAAGGCGCGCAAGACCGGGCGGCTGGTGCTCTATTCCGATGGCTCGATTAACGCGGCAGCGTCGGATGCGCGCCGCGCGGGAATGACGGACCCCGATCAGCAGCGCCGGGCAATAGCAAGTGCGTCAGGCGGCGATAGCGGCGCGGCCTCAAGCCCGGGCGACAGCACGTCCTATCTCAAGGCGCGCACCGCGCTGACCGTCTACCAGGCGCAGGAGCGCCAACTGGCGATCCAGCGCAAGAAGGGCGCGCTGGTCGATCGCGCGCGGGCCGAGACGCTGGTGTTTCGCCTCGCCCGGCAGGAGCGCGACGTCTGGATCACCTGGCCCACGCGGGTGGCGGCGCTGATGGCCGCGCAATTGTCCGCAGACATGGAGACAGCATCAGGGACGCCCGTGACGATCGAGACCGCGATCCTGCAAAGGGTGCTGGAAGCCCATGTCCGAGAGCAGCTCGACGCCCTGGCCGACCTCCGGGTCAACCTTGAATGAGGAAGACCATGATCACAGCCTGAGCGGTGACGACCTGACCACGGACCTCGATCTTGGCTTCGAGGGCGCCGAGGACATCCTGCGCGCCTGGGCGAAGGGCGTGCGTCCGGACCCGGACCTCACCGTGTCGGCATGGGCGGACGCGAATCGCTGGCTGTCCTCGCGCGCCTCGGCCGAGCCCGGACGCTACCGCACGGCACGCACGCCCTACCTGCGCGAGATCATGGATGCGCTGAGCCCCGGCCACCCGGCGCAGCGCATCTCGTTCATGAAAGCCGCGCAGGTCGGCGCCACGGAGGCTGGCAACAACTGGATCGGGTTTGTGATCCATCATGCGCCGGGGCCGATGCTGGCGGTGCTGCCGACAGTGGAAATGGCGAAACGGTCGTCGCGCGGCCGGATCGACCCGCTGATCGCGGACAGCGCGGCCCTGCGCGAGCGCGTGCAGCCGGCCCGGTCGCGCGACGCCGGCAATTCGATGCTGTCCAAGGAATTCCCGGGCGGCATCCTGGTGCTGACCGGCGCCAATTCCGCGACGGGCCTGCGTTCGATGCCCGCGCGCTACATCTTTCTCGACGAGGTGGATGCCTATCCGGCGTCAGCCGACGAGGAGGGCGACCCGGTCACGCTGGCCGAGGCGCGCACCACCACTTTCGCGCATCGGCGCAAGGTGTTCATGGTCTCGACCCCGACGATCCGCGGGCTGAGCCGGATTGAACGCGAGTTCGAGGCCAGCGATCAGAGGCGCTACTTCGTGCCATGTCCGCATTGCGGCCACATGCAATGGCTGCAGTTCGAGCGCCTGCGCTGGGAGAAGGACCAGCCAGAGACCGCCGCGTATCACTGCCCGGGTTGCGAGTGCCCAATCGCCGAGCACCACAAGACAGCGATGCTGGAGAACGGGGAATGGCGCGCCACCGCCGTACCCGCGGACCCCAGGGCCATCGGCTTTCACCTCTCGGCGCTCTATTCGCCGATCGGCTGGAAGAGCTGGGCGCAGATCGCACGCGACTGGCTGGCAGCCCAGGGCTCCGACGAGATGCTGCGCGCGGCGCGCAACACGCTGCTGGGCGAGACGTGGGTGGAGAGCGGGGAAGCGCCGGACTGGCAGCGGCTGGCCGACCGGCGCGAGGCCTATCCGGCGCAGATCCCCGCGGGCGGTCTGTTCCTGACCGCAGGCGCCGATGTGCAGAAGGACCGGATCGAGGTGGATGTCTGGGCCTGGGGCCGTGGCGGGACAAGCTGGCTGGTCGATCACATCGTCATCCCGGGCGGGCCTGATGATCCGCAATGCTGGGAGAAGCTGACGGCGCTTTTGGGCCAGACATGGGTGCATGAGTGCGGCGCGGTCATGACGCTGGCGAAGCTCGCCATCGATACCGGCTACGAATCTGCTGCCGTCTATGCCTGGGCGCGCCAGCAGGGCACGGCCCAGGTCGCGCCGGTCAAGGGCATGGAAGGCTTCAACCGGACGACGCCGGTCTCGGGGCCCACTTTCGTGGACGCCACGGTGAATGGGCGGAAGCTCAAGCGCGGCGCGCGGCTCTGGACCGTGGCGACGGCCACCTTCAAGGCCGAGACCTATCGCCATCTGCGGCTGGAGCGACTGAGCGACGAGAATCGCGAAGCGGGCACCACGACCCCGCCCGGCACCGTCCATCTGCCGGACTGGGCTGACAGCGAATGGCTCAAGCAGCTCGTCGCCGAGCAGCTGGTCACGATCCGCAACAAGCGTGGCTACGCGCGCCAGGAATGGCAGAAGATGCGCGAGCGCAACGAGGCGCTGGATACCCGCGTCTATGCGCGCGCCGCCGCCTGGATCCTCGGCGCCGACCGGTTCGACGAGCGGATGTGGCGGCAGTTGGAGACGCAGGCTGGGGTGGAAACCGCACAACCCACGGCCCCGACCGAGGCGGCTGAGACACCCGCTGAGCCCCAGGCTGGGCGCATCACCACGCCGCGCAAACGCGGCTGGCGCGTCAGCACGCCCAAATACATGGAATGATGATGACCCTCGATGATCTCAAATCCCGCCACAGCGCGCTGCTGGCGGCGCGCTACAGCGGCACGCGCAGCGTCAGCTACGACGGCAAGAGCGTGACCTATGGCTCGGACGCCGAAATGGCGGCGGCCATTGCAGACATCGAACGGCGGATCGCCTCCATGGAGCGCGGTGCTGGACGTATCCTTCGCCTCCATGCCGTGAAGGATCTGTAATGGGCGCGCAGATGAACTGGCGCCAGCGCCTCGGGGCCTTTATTGGCGGGTTCGATGCGGGCCAGCACCACCGCCGCCTGCGCGGGTTCCGCGCGACCCGCGCGCATGTCAACGCGCTGATTGCGGCCAGCGGCCCCGATATCACCGCGCGCGCCCGCTGGCTGGCGCGCAACAACGGCTATGCCACCAATGCGGTGGAAAGCTGGGCGGCCAATACGGCGGGCGACGGGATCAAGCCGATCTCGAAGATTGCCGATCCGACGCGCAAGGAAGAGCTGCAGCGCCTCTGGCTCGCCTGGACCGACGAGGCCGATGCCGAGGGCCTGACCGATTTTTACGGGCTGCAACGCCGCGCGGCGCGCGAGGTCTTCATCGCGGGCGAAGTCTTCTTCCGGATCCGGCCGCGGCGCGCCGAGGACGGGCTCACCGTACCGCTCCAACTGCAAATGCTGCCCGCGGAAATGCTGCCGCTGGAGAAGAGCGGCACGGCCACGGGTGGCAACGCGATCCGCCAGGGCATCGAGTTCGACCGCATCGGGCGCCGCGTCGCCTATCACTTCCTGCGCCGCCATCCCGGTGACAGCACCGATCCTGGATTGGCGGGCGAGCTCACGCGGGTGCCGGCCGCAGAGATCATCCATGTGATCGACCCGGTCGAGGGCGGCCAGCTGCGTGGGGTCTCGAAACTGGCGCCGGCGATCGTGAAGCTGTTCCTGCTCGACCAGTATGATGACGCAGAGCTCGACCGCAAAAAAGTCGCGGCGATGTACGCGATGTTCGTGACCTCCCCAGCGCCGGAAAACCCCCTCGCCCCTCCCGAGAACGAGGCCGGAGACGCAGGCTACGAGGTCAGTCCCGGCCAGATCGTGCGGCTCGATCCGGGCGAAGACGTCACCGTGGGCCAACCCGCCGACAGCGGCGCGACCTACGAGCCCTTCCAATACCGCACGCTGCTGCAGATCTCGGCCGCGCTGGGCATTCCCTATCCCTATCTCGCCAACGACATGGTGAAGGGCAACTTCTCGAACTCACGGCTCGCGTTGATCGAGTTCCGCCGCCGTGTGTCGGCCTGGCAGCACTCGGTCATGGTGTATCAGCTGTGCCGACCGGTCTATGCGCGCTGGATGGATGTCGCCGTGCTCTCAGGCGCGCTGGCCCTGCCGGACTACGAGGCCAATCGCGCCCGTCTGCTTGCCGCCGACTGGCTGCCGACAAAATGGGACTGGGTCGATCCGCTGAAGGACGCCAATGCCGAGATCGCCCAGATCGAGGCCGGGCTCAAATCCCGCACCCAGGC